AGGTCAAAGCCATGTTGGCTAACGAAGCTTATGCTTTCGACTTAACCTCCGCGACCGATCGTCTTCCTATTGCTCTTCAAACTTTCATCTTGGATTATTTTTATATTCATAAAAAGTCTCCTGAGTTGATGATTGGGGAGCTTTGGGGTAAGCTACTAACGGGTCGTAAGTATATTGTTCGATCCAAATTATATCCGGATTTCCGGGGTGATGAGTTTGTATACGGAACAGGACAACCAATGGGATGTTTATCTTCTTGGGCCATGCTCGCCATTACACATCATTTTCTGGTTCAAGTCGCTGCAACCCGTGTTTACGGGCCACGCGCTTGGTTCAGTAAGTATGAAGTGTTAGGTGACGACATAGTTATCTTTGATAAGTATGTTGCAATGGAGTACCTGTCGATAATGAAGACATTAGATGTTGGTATTAACCTATCTAAATCCTTAATCTCCGAACAATTGCAGACTGTAGAGTTTGCAAAAAGAACGAGTTTTGAGGGTAAAGATGTATCAGGTTTATCTTGGAAACAAGCTTTATCTGAGAACACGCTAGCTGGTAGAGTTTCATATGCTCTACTACTTCTGCGCAAAGGGTATATTGAGAACCGTTCTATGCTCTTACGAGCGATAGCCAGTTCTCGTTATATAAATTTTCTTGACATCTTTAAGCCTGGTCGGCTTAATGATGAAATGAAATATTGTATAACAAACATACTAGGTTCATTTGTCGAAAGTGACAAACTCACGCTAGGATCTGTAGTAAATCTCTTAATGGATCCCTCTTTCAAGGGGGACACATCACGGTATAAACCGTTAGTGCCTATAACTAAGAGTATACAGACTATACTGGATATAAGTGCCATGAAATTTGATGAAATGCTCAAAGGGGTTAACCGCTTCGAGAACTTTATGCATAGCATAAGTCCTGTCCGGGTGATTTCCTCTGAGAGGATAGTAAGCAAAGTCCATCTGTTGGCTCTGCATAAAGCAGAGAAGATGCTCAATAGGTTTATAAAAGATTATGAAACGCTTCTTGAAGCAGCTTGTAATCATATGTTAAATAATGAGTATAAGAACCCAATTACTGGACACATGGAACCCAAACGGTGGTTTAAGTTTTTAAGTAAAACTCAACAAATCCTTCTTAAGACATCGGTGGAATTCATCCTGTTAAGGGATGCAAAGACACCAGATGTTCTCGAGTTGGAAATTAAACTGTTCAAACAGCGGTTATCCGCCGGTAAAGTACAGAGTTGAGATGCCATTGATCTTTTGAGAAAGGTGGAGTTCTTATGTACATCTTTCGATTTACATAAAGAGTCTCCTTCAGTAGGTGTAGAAAGCTCTATACCTGCACTCTTAAAAGAGTTGCAGTTAGCACAGAAATTACCAGCGATCAAAACTCCATTGTTATCTCGTCTTGAGATGATGATGGAAGATTTGGAAGATAATAAATTCCGTGATGCAGCTATAGAAATGGCTATGGCGCCAGACGAACCGGTACCAGGTGCAGGAGCAATTCCTGCGGAACAATTGGATTACCAACAGGTAGCCCGAAATTCTCGTAAGTTTTTCATCCAGAAGGAAGAAAAACCTTTAAAACCGATCGACGAACTGAATAAGCCAAGAGAGGCTTTGACAGAAGAAGAAGAGTTAGAGAAGTTCATACCGGGTTTCAGTATGTCTTATACTGAGATGCGTAAGAAATTTTAAGCTTTATGCTTAGCATTGACGTTAACGTAAAACGTTATTTACAATGTTTCGTTTCTTAGACCTAATTAATAGATAATCGGGTGCAATTCCCGTTAGCTGAAGTTTTATCTAGTAGAAAGAAGGGGTGATACTTCCCCTTGAAACCGAAAAAGTAGGTCTCTTTTACTTTCTTAAATGAAATAGATAATTCTAAGGCTTTCACAGATTACTCTGTTAAGACCCTAGGGCCTTCGAGCTATTGGATGCTTGATTATTTATTATTAGCGACAAGTCGCGATTTCCATAACAGGTTAGGAGCTAAATGACCTGACTGAGACCTCTCTGATCGTTATGGCGTAGAGTCT